GCTGGAACAGCGGGATTGCTAGCAGTTCGTCAATGTGCTTGGTCGTCTCAATCCAGTCTTGAAGCGCATCAAGGCTGTATTCGGGGAGCTGGTGACGCAGAAACTCATTCATCCAGCCTCCTACATTCTCATTCGGAAACTGATTTGTGAGATCAAATTGTGACCACCATGAGACGTCATTGGACTGTACTTCCTTAACAGATTTGCCCAATGAGACTACACGGCGCACAATGTCACCAATAAGTGGGGTGTTACCGTCGGTCAACAGCATCGATCGGGATTTCTCCACTAATTTCATCCGAGGCGTCACTCCAGCAGGGAGGGAGCCAGACAGATGGAACTTGTATCCCTGTCTCAAAATATCACAACAGGAATCGGGACACCCATGCCACACCTCAGGAGAGAAGAATCTAGACAAGAAGTTAACTCCGCCTCCGCCCCTCTGGATGACGTCGCTCTTGACGACGTGGCCCAGTTTAGCGGCTGCTTGAGAATACTTCTCAGGTTTTAGATTCCCCATCAAGCTGTCGTCTCCTCCGAATATGCACAACTTGCATATCCACTCCCATGCTTCATTATGGGAATAGAAAACCCCTGTGGATTTACGGGTGGAGCGTATAGCTAGATAAGCTATAAAAGCATTCTCTAGTGTGTTGAATAGGGATGTCTCAGGAGAACCCGAGAGCCGAGACGTAAGGGTCTCGAACTTGACGCCAAATGGTGTGCGAGCAATCTTGTTGTATTGAGTACCCAACAGACTGCGAAGTTCATCGTGGTAAGTAGGTGAGAACATTAACAACATTATAGTTGTCGTTAGTTCACGTCCTACATTTGACACGTGACCATCCATCTTTGAGAAGTCTCCAAGAACAACATGTTCCGAGTCTTCACAAATGGACGCGACGCATCGTGCAATCTCAAGCGGAGTCCGCGAGAAAGCATACCAACGATGTCCCTTGACCACATTTGTCGCTGCATACGTATATCGACTGTAGGAAAGCTTATCACATCCTGGAATAGTTGAAATATTCCTGGGATCTGTTATCTTCCCATAGGCCTCTCTTTTCTGGAAACACTTTACCAAACCATTTGGAAATGGTCCTGAAAATCCTGCCTGGTCGAGAATCTGTCGTTGCATGGGTCGCGCTTGCCGTTCGTAGACATCATCTACATCAACAGGACACAGTCGGCCCCTTATGGTTTCAGGGACAACTGCCTGCGCAAAATCAGACATCGCCATTCTGAGGAATGGTGAAATCTCCATGGGTGGCGTCGCCACATTCTTGACTCTCGCGTCAATACACTGTTTGTCGTTCGCTAGACACAGATCCGGCGAAGCGGCAGCTCCGAAGATAGGTGCCATGAATGGTGCGAGTCCATTCTCAGCTTCATCGTCATAAGTCTCAGGAGAATACTGATAAGGAGTTATAGCATATTCAACTGGGAACACGTAGAGACCCTTACCCAAGATAGGGGACTGCATGTAGTCTTTAAGGACTTGGGCAGTCAACCTCTT